AGGCGGCCTTGCCACCCGTTCGTGGTCCTGTTGTACTTGCTCAGGTCCACTCCGTTCGCAGCGCAGATCGCTTCGAACCGGGGGATGTCGAACCCGGCCTTCGCGAGGCATAGGTTGTTGATCAGGATCGCCAGTTCGTCGCCGCAATGGGCGGGATGCCCCGCTTCGGCGTACCTTGCGCGGTACTCCGCCTTCACGACGGATTTTTCAGCCTCTTCCACATCTCCCTCGCCGCCATCTTCGTCAGCGTCTTCGTCCACTTCCACGCCAGCCTCTTCGCCGCCTTGCCCATCGTCGTTCTCCTTCATCGTCTCGCCGGTCACTCGCTCGGCTTCCGCGTCCCATTCCTCGTTCCAGCGGTCGAACTCCTCCGTCCCCTCGGGGAACGGGCAGTCAGCCGCCATGAAGCCCGCCGAATGGGCGAGCGCCCCGTTTTCGGACACGGGCAACGGCTCGTTCGACATCAGTTCCGCTGTTGCTGCTGTTATCTGCTTCTTGCTACGCTTAGCCATCTTAGTCTCCTGTTGCGGTGCGTGCGGGGCCGCGCGACCGAGCTTGTATTGTAGCACGGCCGCGCGTTCCTGTCAAGTGGGTCTTCGCCGTTCCCTAGGCGAACTGGTGGGTTTCGTCGTCCTTGGTCACGGACTCTTCTACAATTACGTAGCTGTTCATTGATTCCGCGCCGGTTGTGATCTGCGTAAGACCGTCGCTCTTCCTTGGCTTGCGATTCAGCGAACGGCCGTGGGCCTTCGCGTGCGCCTTCGCTGCGGATTCAGCCATTTCGTAGGTTTCGTGCGCACTTGCGCCGCACGGAAAGGCGAATTGGCCGAGGCGGATTAGAATGTACATTTGCGTGCTTTCTGGTCATTCTGACCGGTTGTGGTCTTCGAATACGGCAGCGCCGCACCCCGGATCATAACACAGGGCGCGGCGCTGCGCAAGTAGTCTTTCGGGTTTACCCTTGCGAAGAGAATTTCTCCTGTGTTGCCCGTGCGTCTTCTTCGGAGTCGAAGGGGCCAATCGCGTCGTAAGAATATTTCGGCTGGTCTGAATCGTAGTAAACGATGTACCAACCGGTTGTCTCTAGTTCGTCTGTCTTCACGAATTCGATCTTTTCCACTATTCACGTCCTTTCCACGGGTTCATCAGGTCCGCCCCTGCCTTCACCTTTTCACGGGTGTCGGCCGGGTGGTATTCGTCGGGCTCGCCCTCAGCGAAAGGGTCGTGAGGCCATTGCTCGGTGGGAACGTACGGCCTCCATGCCGTTACGCCTTCGATGCTGTCGCACCTGCCGAACTCGTCCAAGGCCCATTCCACCTCGGTCTTGTCGAGGTTCATGTACTTGGCCAGTTCGCTGGTGCTCGTCCAGCTCTTCCGTATTACGACGCCTTGCGGCGTCCATTCGACGGTCTTGATGAGGTTCGTCATGTTGTGTGCTCCTTAGCGCTTCATCAGTTCTTCGGCGGTGCAGAAAACGACACCGTAAGCGTCCTCACCGAAAGAGGAGCGAACCCACTTGGTGTCCATTTCCGGCTTTGGCCAGGTTTGGTATGTTGCGTTGGCGGCGAATTCCCTCTTCTCCGGGTGGCGCGGGTTCGTGCCCGCCGCGCAGAGGCGGAGGATTTTGTCTGTCTCATTCCACCACAGAATCTCCATGAACGGGTTGGCTGTCGTTTCGACGACCTCCTCTTTCGCCCATGCGAGGCCATCCTCAAAGGCTCGCGCTAGTTCGTTGCGTTCGTCGGCCGGGTCGCCGAATTCCAGGTCCTCTCCTTCCTTGTACGGCCTGTAGCTTTCAATGGTCACTTCGGCGATGAATTCCTCCTTTATGAACTCCTCTCGGTGTTCCGGCGTGTTCCACTCTTCGGTGGCCATAACGTCGAAGAATCCGAACGTCTGAAGGTAGGCTTTGTCCGCCTCTTCGCGGCTGTTGGCGCTTATTACCATCGCGCCGCCTCGGCTGTCGTAATGTCCGTAAAGGTAGAGGGTCATTTGCGTGCTTTCTGGTCATTTGTTGGGCTTGTGGTGCCGCCCCGCCGAAACGGGGCGGCTGTTCTGGCTACTTCAGGTCTTCGGCGGGGGGCGTGTAACGCCCTGCCGCGATTTCGGCCTTTATGAAGGCTTGTCTCTCCTCCTCGGCTTGGATGTCTTCCTCCCATATTACCTCGATTTCGAGATAGGCGAAGATGTGGTCGATGAGTTCTACGCCTTCGTAGCCTCGCTCGATTCCGTCTTGCAGCGCTTCGTAGGCTTTCGCCTGGCTTCTTGTGTGTGTCATTACGCCACGTCCTCCCACTTCATCGTCTTGTTGTTTACCATGTATTCGCCGTCCGCACCGAAAATGGCGAAGACCGTTCCGGGGCCTCCGCCGGGGAGAAGGTCCCCGTCTTCGCTGATGCGAACCTCGAGAATCTCCTGTCCTTCGATCGGTTCCAGCTTCTGGTCACTTCGGCTGACGTTCGCCAGCTTCTGGGCGAGCTTCGCGTTTCCGATGAACGGAAAAACGAAGTCGTTGTTGGTCTTACCTCTGCTCATTTGCGACCTTTCTGGTCATTTGTGACGGTTGGCCGCATTTGCGCGGCCGTTCTGCTCGTTTGTGGCTGGTTACGCCACTTGCACCCATTCGCAGCCTCGGTTGCTTACCATCAGTTCGTGCGTGTCGCGGCCTTCGATAGCCCCGAAGACACCGAAAATGCCGGTCCCCTCCGCTGGTTCCATCATTCCGTCGATTAGGCGGATTTCTAGGACCGAGGCCACCGGAAGCGGCGCGCGAACGTTGCGAAGCCAGTATTCGTTGGCTTCCTTGAGGCCAAGCGTGGCGAGGTGGTGCGAATTAAAGATAAAGTCCTTGCTGTCGTTCGTCATTTGTGCGTGCTTTCTGATCATTCGCGCCTTGGCGCTGTTCACGGCCCCGGCCGGGGCCGCGCCCCAGCAAAGCACGGCCGGGGCGCGCCCGCAAGGTATGCTTCGCGCTTGCGCGTTCGAAGGAGAAGGAGGCTTGACAAGGTACGCAGGGCGTGCTAAGATAGGCAGCAGTCAGAGGAGCAGCGAAATGATACGAATTCGAACAAGGGCACGCGTGAAGGCTGGCCGAAAAGACGGAGCCGTGTGCGAATGTGGTTCCAAACAGCGAAGGTACGAAGTGACGGACGAGTTCGATAATTGGAGGATGTTCGCGTGCGATGAATGCTACGAAGACAGGGTGGCGAAACTGCACATAAGATCACCGAATAGAGGCAGGCCACAGGAGGAAGCATAAGGTGATAGTAAGTGGCATAGGCGCACGAGGATCAGCGAAGAGACCGGCTGGTTTCTATACGCTATGCGCTTTAGTACATCTCTATCTTCTTAGTACGTTTTTTCCTTTTACCAGCCGAGCCGCGCGCCCGAGGAGAAAGACAATAGACGCTTGTGACATTTCCCGGCGGCCGCGCGGCGGCGGAGGACTTTGACGGCGCGCCGTAAAGGCGTATAGGCAGCTGAGGGATGGACAGGCGTACTAATCATTTCGCACCGGTTTGTGCCCGCCTTTCGGCGGTGCGAAGCTTGTCGCTCAGCTTACGTAGTTCGCGGCCCGGTTTGCGGCCTTTTTCGCTGGGTGCGAAGCTCTTCGCTTGCGAAACGTTTCTGCAACGCAACGGTTTGCGACCTTTTCTGAAGCATATAGAAGCGCTTCGCAAGCGAAGCATTTCGCCCCGCGCGCGCCGAAACACTTCGCAATGGAAAAGTTTCTTTGTCGTTAAGGTATAGTTCCACCCCCCAGCCAGCTTTCGCCGACTAGAGACGTTTCGTCTTATTCCGGGCGGGGTGGGGCGCTGGCGAACCAGCGCCCCGTTTCGCTCTACTCGAAGTCGATTCCGATCTGCGAGAAGTACGCGACGCGCTTCCCGTCTTCGATCACTTCGAATCCGTCGCGAAGATCGCGCTCCTTCGAGTTAGGAAAGCGCTCGCAGACTTCGTTGTACGCCTCGCAGAAGCGATCGAAGTAGTTCTTGCGAGTTTCGCCTGCGCAACGCGACACGAAGTAGTTGCAGCTAGAAAGGATGGAAAGCATAAACGTTTCTCCTTGTTGGGTAGGTGGGGCGCGCTTGCGCGCGCCCCGTCTTCGCTAGCGGAGGATCTTGGCGACCCATTCCGCCGGGGCTTCGAGGGTCTCGCCATCCGCGAGGAGCATCACCCCCGCTTCGGCCACCACCGTCCGGAGGGCAAGCCCGCCGCTCATCCGGTAGCGCCCCTCCCAGCCCTTGCTCTGCGAGGGCCAGCGGCTCTCGCTCGGCTGGAATTCGCCGGCCTCGGAGAGGACGGTCGGCTCCTCCACGCCGTTCGCGATGAGGATCGCGGCGAAGGACGGGACGTGGATCTTGGACTGCTTGTCCAGCACCTCGCCCGCGAGCGTCGTCGCCATCCAGTCGTTGTTGGTGCGCTTCTGCCACTTCTGGCGGAGGCCCATCGCGCGTGCGCGATCGCGGTAGCGCAACTTGTACTTGCGCTGCACCTTCGAGTTGCCGAGCGCGATCTGCTCGTCGATCTCGGCGTCGTCCGCCGCCTCGGCGAGGAGTGCAGCCGCCTCGGCCACGCTATCCTCGATTGTGACAACCGGGGCGGGTGCCTCGATCGCCGGGGTTGCGGCTTCGACGGTCTCAACCGTCGCGTGTGCGTGCTTCTTGGCCATTTCTGGTCTCCTTTGCGGGGGGTTTGCAATCCCCGCGTGTCCCGCCCCGGCCTCGCCGTGGGCGGTGTCGGCCTCGCCGACGTTCGCATCATACCACGCCGCGCGGCCCCGGTCTATGTGACAAGCTGTCGCATATCCGCACAACCCGCGGTTGCACGAGACGCACCAACCCGCGGTTGCACGAGACGCACCAACCCGCGGTTGCACGAGAAAACCCCCCGCCTCGACTCGTTGCACGAGTCGAGGCGGGGGGACCCGGTTCGGCGTGCATCTATTCTCCGCTGCGTATCTAAGAGTACATAGCTCATCTTTCTCTCGTGCGTGCGAGCGTATATGTACCATCCTTGACTGCGTATGGGAGGATGTGTCCACTGGGCGCGGTATACCAAGGAGCCCCCAATGACACAAGCGCAGCAATCAGCCCCCGATGTCCGAGAACTCCCCCGTACTTTTTCGGTGGAGGAGCAAGAAGCCTTCCTCGGCAAAATGGCCCCCGAGCCGGGTGCCGGAGCTTCAGCCCCCGCTCACTATATGACACTGGACGAATTCGGCACTCCCACCGGCCTCGTTTCGCTGGACATTCCGGATGGCCCTTATATTTCGGTGATGGCGACCGTTCCGGTCGACCCCGATTCGGTGACCACCATGTCCGGAGCGCCACTCACCACACAGATGAATCCAGCTCATTCCAACTTCGACGCAGGGCTGGAAGAGCGGAACCCAACGCCGCCAGTGTTCGAAATGGGTCCCCTTTCGGCGAAGGCGAAAGCGCCTGTTACGAAAGCGCCAGAACACAAAGCACCCGAGAAGAAGTAGCTTTCGGTGACCGAATTTCCCCAAGATTTGCTTCCGCTGCCAACGGCCCCTTACCCCGAAAGGCCAGTAAGTGAGCCGTTGGTTCCGGAAGAGTGCCGAACGGCACTCTGGCTCGTACGCGGGAATATCACGGAGGCAGCGAAGCTGCTCAAAGTGACATCCCTCCGCCTGCGCCAGTTTGTCAACAAATCCCCCTTCCTCCTTTCGGAGATGCAAGAGGCCAAAGATCAGCTCGCCGATCTAGCCGAATCGGTCGTATACGACGCACTGATGGACGAAGACGACAAAGGCCGCAAAGACACCATGGCCCGATTCGTGCTCGGTTCACAGGGAAAGTCCAGAGGATGGGGCTCCGCAGGAGCAACGGGCGCGGTGAATATCAGGAACTCGCACGGCGGGACCATCATCGTGCAATGGGCTGACGGACAGTCTTTCGGTGATTCCGAGCCGTCTCCGAATACCATCGACGTCACTCCGAACGACAACGAAAAAGTGGCGTAATGGAAGCCGAGGTATTACCCGACACCGGGCCACCCAAATTCATAATTCCGTACGTCCCCCGTACCCATTTTCGGCCCCTCCACATGTCCAAGAAAAGGTGGCTGTTCACCGTTGCCCACAGACGAGCAGGCAAAACAGTTGCCTTATGTAACCAAACCATCCGCCGCGCCCTCGAAAACAAGCGAGCATTCCCTCCTCCCAGATATGCTTACATTGGACCTAGCTTCGCACAGGCAAAAGATTTGGTCTGGGGGTATTACAAGCATTATACGAACCCTCTCCCGAGGGTTAAGGTCAATGAGGGGGATCTCCAAATAACACTCCCCAATTCGGCGATGATAAATCTGTATGGAGGAGCCGCCGCCTACGAACGAATGAGGGGCCTCTATTTCGATGGGGTAGTCGCGGATGAATACCCACTCCTCAATCCGAGCATGCTGGGATCAGTCGTCCGACCCTGCCTCGCCGATTATCAGGGGTGGGCCATTATTTCGGGGACCTCGAACGGAGACGATCACTTCCACGATCTAAAGAAGCGGGCCGAAAAAGAAACTGAACAGTGGGATCTGTACTCGATACCGGTCAATGAAACTGACGCGCTCCTGCCCGAAGAGGTAGCGGAGATGCGGAAAGACATGACGGCCGACGAGTTCGCCCGCGAAATGATGTGCAGTTTCGATGCACCCATCGAAGGTTCGTATTACGGCGAAGTGATCAACGAAATATCCCTCGCACAGCAAATATGCGGCGTTCCGTACGACCCAGCCGCCCCGGTTATGACTTGGTGGGACCTCGGAATCGACGACGAAACTGCCATATGGTTCGTGCAACGGGTAGGCAGGGAACTGCATGTTATCGATTTCCTTCAGAATACCGGTAAAGGTCTCGAATGGTACGCCACTGAAATCAAGAACAAACCGTACCACTACGCTGTTCACGTTACACCCCACGACATTATGGCCCGTGAACTCGGAACGGGGAAGAGCAGATACGAGATACTCGTCGCACTACTCAACAACGTGTTCGTGTGTCCGGGACATTCCCCCGAAGATGGGATAACCGCCGCGAGAGCCACACTCCGAATGTGCTGGTTCGACAAGATCAAGACTGATGCTGGCCTTTCGGCGCTCAAGAATTACCACAAGTCCAAGACGGGCAAGCCGGTCCACAACTGGGCGAGCCACCCGTCCGACTCATTCCGGTACGGCGCGGTGGCCCTGAACCACATAGCCCCGTATCTCGGAGCCACATCGAACGTTATTCCTTTGCACGGACCCCTTCGGCGAAATCTTAAAAGGCTGAGACACTAATGAAGAAATATCGCAGCCACAAGATCGTCGAAGCTGGGGTGATCCAAGACAAGGTTGCTGGTCGCGTCAAGGTTGACGATGAATGGGTCGAAGTGCCGGATAATATATTCGCGCGGGGGCTGCCCGTTTTCGGCGCGGACTACCTGGTTCGCTACGAGGACGGCTACATTTCGTGGAGCCCCAAGAAGGCTTTCGAAGACGGCTATGATGAGGTAACCTGATGGCAGCCGTCGAAAGAGTATTCGGAAATTCCGTCGGACATACGAACTATGTCGGCGGACCGAACCGGCCGGAAGAGGACCTCCCGTACGACGCGGCGGTTCGCGATTTGATCGACGACGCCAAGTCGTACGAAGAATCGACCCTCATGCCGGACCGTGAGGAAAATCTGGAGTATTTCTACGGGGAAACTCCCGCCCCGGAGGGTGAAGGGACTTCGACGGCGATCTCGACGGATTACCGCGACACCGTGATGGCGATCATACCTTCGCTGATGCGAATCTTCACATCCGCGGAACACGTCATTAGCTGCCAGCCAAACTGGGCAGGCCAGGAGGAAGCAGCGAAACAGTGCACGGATTATCTTCAGTTTATGTTCTGGGAGGATAATCCGGGGTTCCTGATCCTTCACGACGTGTTCAAAGATTCCCTGCGCTGCAAGATTGGCGTTGTCAAGTGGTACACCGAGAATGAAGAAGAGGTAACGCAGCAAACCTATCGGAACATTACCTCCGAGCAACTACAACTAATTATCTCCGAGAATCCATCGGTGCAAGTTGTGAACGCTGTTCCCTCACGACGATCCCCGATGGGTATGGCCCCGGAGGCCAACCCCGGTCCAGCCCAAGTCTCCCCAGATGAAGGTGAAATGCCGGGCATGCCGCCTCCGGGGCCTCCTCAAGGTATGGGAATGCCAGGACCAATGGGGCCGCCTCCCCCACCGCCGCAATTGTTCGAGGAAGTTGTACTTCGCTTCGTCAAGTCCAAGCCGATGACGAGGATCGAATCGGTACCTCTCGACGAGTTTCGTATCGATCGCCACGCGAAGAACGTCAAATCGGCAAAGCTAGTCGGGCACGACCGAATCACCGACGTTGGTGAGCTTGTTTCGGCGGGCTACTCTTTGGACGCCTTGGAGGAATATCTTGGCGCGACGTCTACGTTTTCCGTCGACAGACAGTTCCGTAACGCAGGACTTGATGAAACTAGCGTTCAGGATGATCTTGATATTCGTTATGGTTGCTACTTTATTCGCATTGATAAGGACGGTGATGGGATTCCCGAACTCCGCGAAATCCACACCGTCGGTGATAACCATGTTATCATTCACGATGAGGTAGTTCAGCATCCGAACTACGCCGTGTTCTGCGCGGATCCGGAACCCCACACGGTGATCGGCGATACCCCGGCGGAACTGGTCAAGGACATTCAGGTCATCAAGACGAACATGCTGCGGGGTTCGTTGGATTCCCTCGCGCAGTCGATTTGGCCCCGCGTGGTGTTCAACGAGACCCTCGTGAGCGCCGAAGACGTTTTGAACGACGAGATTGGCGCAGCGATCAGAACGCGCGGCGATCCGGCCAATACGGTACAGTCTCTCCAACACCTGTTTGTCGGCCAGCCGGTATTTCAGATGTTCGAAGTGATGGAGACACTCCGGCAGCAGCGAACTGGTATTTCGGACGCTTCTAAGGGCGTCGATCCTAAGGCGCTCCAATCAACGGCGCTCCAAGGGGTCGACGCCATTGTTACCGGTGCTCAGGAGAGAATAGAGCTATGCGCTCGGGTCCTCGCCGAAACTGGTATGAAAGACTTGTTTCAAGGTTTGTTGCGCGAATGCGTAAACAACCCAAACCAGGAACGGACGGTCCAATTAAGGGGAAAGTGGGTAGACATCAACCCGAGCACGTTCGATCCCTCCATGCGCATTTCGGTGAATCCAACCCTTGGGCGGGGGTCCGATATGACCCGTTTACTGGTTCTCCAAGACGTCAAGCAGACGCAGATGATGACGATGGAGAAATACGGGGTGGATAACCCACTATGCGGGCCGATGGAGTTCCGGAATACTCTGACCGACATGATGGCTATCGGGAATATCAAGAATGTTGACCGGTATTTCAAAGTCATCACTCCAGAGATTATGGCGCAGATTGCGCAGACGCCGAAAGAACCCGACCCGGCACTTATGCTCGCCCAAGCCGAAATGGAGAAGACTCGCTCGAAGACAGCGTCGGAAATCTCTAAGGCCGACTTCCAGGATCGCAAGCTACGTGTCGACGATGATTTCCGCAGAGATCAGCTCACTGTTAAGGGGATACTCGATTCGGCTGCCCTCGAAGGCCAATGGGGCGAGCACGTCGATGGAACCCTTCTCCAAATGGCAAACGTCGCCAACGCCCTCGATAAAATTGACAACGAGGCCGCGAGCACCGACGCGGGCATCCTGAAGACCCACGCCGACATTCAGCAGGGCCAGCAACAGGCTGACATCGCGCAGCAAGCACAGGACACGGCACAACAGGTAGCAGATGCCCCACCCGACACCGGAGCGTAGTGATTACGAGGTTGATGAACGCGCCGCTTCGGCGTTGGCACTGCTCAACGATGCACATATCTTGGAATCTTTCACGGCGTTACGGGAGATGTATATCAATATCCTCGAAAATTCGCCGATAGGCAGCGACGAAGCTGTGACGGCGCATACGAGCCTTAAGGTTCTTCAGGATTTTCGGGCTAGCGTTGAGTCGATGGTAACAGACAGCAAAATGCGCAAAAAATACAGCGGGAAACCAAGAAATGGCTGATCCAATAGACGACGCCGCGAAGGCGTTTGATAACGATATCGCCTCTGAGTCGAGGCCCGCAAGGGCACCGAAAGAGGATAGTTCTGGTCCGCCCGAGCGCATGTTTGAGCGCCTCGGTGAACTAGAGACGGACGACGATTCCCCCGCCCGAGCCCCCGGCGACGATGACGAGCCTCCGGAGGTTTATACTGAGGACGGCGAGGAAGAAGATGATGAAGTCGGTGAAGAAGTTGACGAGGAGCCTGACGAGGAAGATCAGGAAGGCCCCGATGCGGAGCTTCTATCTAAGGAGTTTACCGTCATGGTTGACGGTAAAGAGCAGACAGTACCGCTTAAGGAGGCCCTCGAAGGGTACGTACGTACCCAAACATTCCATCAGAGGATGAACGAGGTCGACGAGGCCAAGAAAATCATCCAACGGACTGCCGCCGACGCCGTTCACAATTACGAATACTCGATGAACATTGCGAAGGAGATCGAGGGATATCTTTCGACGCTGGTCCCGCCTGAACCGAACTGGGACGAGGAGTTCAAGAAGGACCCGATCAAAGCTCGCGAGGTTCAGAAATACTACGATCAGGTTCGTGGGTTCCGGAAGACGCTGCAGGACAAGCTCGGAGAGGCCGCTGCAGAGCGCCAGAAGAGTGATGCTGTCCAGCTTTCGGCCTATGCCGAGGAGGAGGCCAAGAAATTTGATCGGGCCAACACCAAGCATTGGGCGACGGACCCGAAGCGTAAGCAGAAAGACCTTCAGGCGATGCGCCGAACTGCCCTTGTACAGGGCTTTACGGAGGAGGAGCTTTCGCAGGTATACGACAGCAGAATGCTGCAGGTTCTTCTCAAGGCATCGAAATACGACAGGATCATGGCCTCGCGGCCGACCCCTGTTCGACAGGGCAACGGCGCGAAGCCGGTTCCAACCGGAGGCGGTCAACCCCGCGCCAAGGTAGCAACTAGGGGTTTTCAACAGGCATCTAAGCAACTTAGCAAATCTGGAAGTATCGAGGACGCCGCCGTCGTTTTCGACCAGATCATCAGCAGGGATACCAGAAGGAAGCGCTAGTCGCAGCAAGTTTAGGAAGGCCCGGAAGCGCACAGACGAAACGGGCTTATACTCGGCGAATTTAGTTTAACCGATCGTTGCAAGGTTGAACTGGTCTCCGTGTTCCTAGTAGTCCAACGACCACTATCAACACAGGAGAGCCATTATGGCACGCGTTCAGAACGCATTTTCTACGTACGAGGCGAAGGCGAACAGAGAGGATCTGAGCAACTCTATCTACAACATTGATCCGTTCGATACCCCCATCCTTTCGATGGCTCGTCGGCGCAATGTTAAGAACCGGACCTTCGATTGGCAGACCGAAAATCTTCCGGCTGTTGATCCGAATAACGCGCAGTTCGAAGGTTTCGAGCTTACGGCTCGTGGTCCTTCTCAGCCGACTGCCCGCCTTACCAACGTCACGCAGATTTCGAAGCGCGATGCGACCGTCTCCGGTTCGCAGGAGGCTTCGGATGCCGCCGGTAAGGGCTCGGAAATGGGCCACCAGATGGCGATGATGTCGAAGGTCCTCAAGTCGGACATCGAAGTCATCCTTTCGGGGCGTCAGGCTCGTGATGATGGTTCGATCACTACTCCCCGCAAGACCGAGGCCATCGCACATTGGCTCGGAAGGGCGGTGGATAAGCTCGCAGCCCCGGCTGCTTGCGTTATCGGTGTTACGGCCGGTCTTCCGGTTCTGGCCACCGATGTTTTCGCTGCTGTCGCCGGTGCTTCGCAGGTGGCGTTTACCGAAGTGATGGTGGGCGATGCTATGCAGAAGTCGTACACCAATGGCGGCCAGCCTTCGGACATGATCGTTACCCCGGCGATCAAGCGGACGGTGTCCACCTTCGAGGGTCGCAATATCTCGCAGGTGCTTGTCGGAAAGACCGAGGTTGTGGCGACCGTTGACGTTATCGCCACTGATTTCGGCCGTGTCAAGGTGATGCCATCGCTTTGGCTTCCCGCCGACGTTTCGTACATCCTCGACCCCGATTACGTGGCTGTTGGCTACTTCCGGAACTTCCGGCAGTTGCAGATCGCCAAGATCGGCGATGCCGAGACTCGCCTCATTCTCGCCGAGTGGGGTATCGAGATGCGCAACTCCCTCGCGCATATCATGTTTAACGGTGTGAAGCAGGGCGCCGTTATAACCTAGTTGCCCGCCAACTTGGGGCGGCGTTCAGACCTTCCGTCATTCGCGCCGCCTCCTTTTAGGAGAACAGTATGCCATTCAAGTCGCAAGCACAGCGAGGGCTGTTCTACAAGGCAAAGAACGACCCAGCCTTCGCTAAGAAGAAGGGTCTTCCAAAGTCGGTGATAAACGACTTTGTCAATGCCGATCCCGGTGGGAAGCTTCCGAAAAAGGCCAAGAAAAAGCGCCCGTTGGGCGGAGGCGGCGGAACCCCGTACTATCCGCTGCCGATACGAAGATGAGACTACTTGTGTTCCTCGCCGCTCTGACACTGGCTGGTTGCATCATTGTACAGACAGTGCCAGAGCGCCAAGTAACACCAATTGCGCCAGCGGCGCGTATTATACTTGAGCAGCGTCAAGCTCAGCCGGTTCCGGCCCCGAGAGGAGGCTCATAATGTCAATTACAACCATCCTCATCATCATCCTCGTGTTGGTATTGTTGGGTGCGTTGCCTAGCTGGCCTTATGCGCGGAGCTGGGGTTACTATCCTTCGGGGCTCGTCGGCGTGGTATTGGTAATCCTTGTAATACTGCTGTTGATGGGACGAATCGGTTGACAGCGTACGGGAGCACTGCTAGGCTATGGAAGTCAAAAAGGTTTATCGTGATTCTGACGGGGTTCGTCGGACTGCCATCTGGGAAGACGACAAACCCGAGATACTGCACGTAAAAACAGAGGTGGACCTTACAAGGGCCATCGAAAATAATCACTTACTGCGGGAAGCGCACCCTAGACGTTCAACTAACAAGTTAGTTGCCCGTGGGGTGCCACTCACCGTTGCCGAAAAGGCGATGCGAGAGCAGTGGGACGAACGAGACTGGGCTAAGTGGCTCGACGACCCCGATAATGCCGCATTTCGCGTTTGGCAAGGTAGAGTGGGTAAATGACAGCCCTCGGCGACCATTGCAACACACTTCGTGATTGGGTGAATTTGGGTCCGGACGTCTACCCCGATTCGGTGGTAACGTCGTGGATTCGCATGTGCGAAGCTATCCTTGGCAAGGAGCTTCGCTGCAAGGAAATGCTCCAGATAGACGTTGGCCTGTTGATCGATCAGCGATACCTTCTCCCGGCTGATTGGCGACAACTTGATTTCGTGCGCGTAGTTGGGGGGAAGCCCCTCCGATATGTGCCCCGCGACGATTTTTACAACCCCGACAAGTCTGCCGACCAGCCGAATTGTTACACCTTGACGGGCAATTACTTAATAGTTGGTGGAACCTCCGCTGACGGCCTTTCGGTGGAGATTTCGTATTATCAGAGTTTGCCGCCCCTCGGCGATACTCCGACATGGCCCCTTATCCAATACCCGATGCTGTTTACGCTGAAGCCCCTTGCGGTCGCCTCTACTTATGCGTTTGAGGATGAGCGGGGCGATCGCTGGGAAGCGCAATCAGCGAAACTCATCGACAACATCAACCAAGAACACTTGATGAGCAAGGCCAGCGGTTCGCGCCTTACTCAGCGCCACAGAAGGAGCTTCGGATAATGCCACTTTCATCGGGCGGCGAGTCGAATGTACTCGCTTCGTTGCTGGCAGCTCGCTTCGTATCGCTTCATACCGCCGCGCCGGGGGATACCGGTGCGAATGAAGTTGCAGGTGGTGCTTACGCCAGGCAAGGTCCAGTTTCGTTCGCTAACGCAGGCACCAATCCGACGGTGGCTTCGAATACTGCGATACTCCAGTATCCTGTGGCTACGACGAATTGGGGCACCATCACCCATTTCGGCATTTGGTCGGCTGCGACGGCGGGAACGTTCCTCGCTTGGGCCGCAGTAACCACACCGAAATCGATCGACATCGACGACATCGCTCGTTGGGAAATTGGCAAGCTAACGGTATCTGCTGACTAATGCCATCCAAGTATGGAATGAAAAAGTACGGAGCGCATCTTTATAGCTCCTCGTGGATATTTGAATACTTTGAAGGGGCAATCAGTGCCTCGTTTACTGTTGCTGGTCGTCTCACCGAATCACAGCCTCTTCAAGGGACCGTTCCTATTTCGGTGATACCGGCTGGCCGTATCGCTAAGTTCAGGTATCTGCAGGGCTCCGTATCGTTTACGATGGTGCCGACGGTTCGTCTCACCGAAAGTGAGCCGTTGGCGGGTGGTTTCTCGTTCGCCCCCGTGTTGGCGGGGTGGCTCCTCGAAACCGAGGGTTACAGCGGCAATCTCATAGTCTCGGTCATTCCGGCCGGTGGCTTTACCCGCGTTGGTTCCCGCAACTACGATGGGACCGTGTACGTTTCGGTGGACCTTGCTGGTTCGTTAACCAAGCTTTGGTCTATAGTTTCGGGTATCAACGTTTCCGTGGTGCTTTCTGGCGGCGCGGATGTTTACATCGGCGAGTTTTGGAAGCCCGATTTACCGGTTGATCCAGATTGGGTGCCCGACACACCTTCGGATGGTTTTTGGGTTCCTGACGTGCCAGTTCAAATGGGTTGGACGCCGTCTGCGCCAGAGCGCGAATGGGGAAATTAAATGGCTGACACCGTAACAGTAAATTTTGGCTGGGTTAAGCCAGAAGTAAATGCCTCGGACGACACATGGGGCACCAAGTTAAACGCTGATTTGGATTCTATCGATAACATTTTATTTGGCAAGGTTGCCAAGGCCGGCGACACGATGACTGGTTCGCTTGGCATACAGGCGGCTAATGCCGGCATTACGCTCAATAAACTTGCGAGCGGGGAGGGGGTCAATATCTATGGCAACATGAATGGCAAGACCCGTTGGATTGAAGTGCTTGGCGACACTACCGCCGAGAGCGGCGCAAATGCAGGATCAAACTTCGCTATTTACAGGTGTAACGATGCTGGTGTTTTTGTTGACGCGCCATTAAGTATCATTCGATCAACTGGAATAGTCAATGCACAACTCGGTATCACGGAAGGCGGCTTACCCCTTGCCACTAAGTACGGGTTACCCGCTGGAACGATACTACCTTATGCCGGTTACAGCGCCCCGGCCGGATGGTTCTTGTGCAACGGTCAGAACATCAGTAGGACTGGCAACCCCTTACTTAGTGCGCTGTGGGGCGGGCTTTCTCCCACTTATCCGTTCGGCGCGGGGGACGGCTCGACCACGATGGGCGTGCCTGATTTGCGTGGACGAGTTCCGGTCGGTCAAGAGAACATGGGTGGTTTGGGGGTACCGACGCCGGGACGGCTGATATCGAATTATGTCGGTGGTGTGCCGAATGATGTTCTCGGTGGGGTCGGCGGCGAGGCGGCGCACTCTCCTGTGGACGCAGAACAGAGGAACCATAATCACAGCCACAACCATGCGCCCAACGGCGGCGGCGCGTTCTACGGTTCCGGCGCTGGCGGCGGCGGCGCTGCGGCTGGCTCGAACTACACGACGAAGGCCACTACCGATGTCGACGCCACCGGGGTTGCGGCATATGGCAGCTATCCGGCCAACGTCGCGCAACCGTCGCTCTTGCTTTCGTTCATCATTAAGGGAGGTTGATATGGCCGAGCCATACGAGATGTGGGCGGATGAATATCAAGGGCTTGGCTACGACTTGCAAGCGGCAATCGACAAGTACAAGGCTGATATGCTCGCCCACGCTAACACAATTGGTATAGCCGCGCCAACTACCTACGGGCTGGTCGAGATAATTACAAAATATCATGACGGCTTGTTTGTCCTAGTGGCTGATCCGTCGCCATTGGAGAAACAGTCATTACCGATTGACCCGAAATACTACAAGACAAAGGCTGACCAGAAAACCATCGTGGCGAAAGCAGCGAAGGAAGAGGCCATAGTCAAGGCACAGGCTGAGAAAGAGGCTCGCATGAAAAAATTGGCAGAGATTTAGTGAGTCAATACCGTGGCTCCGTCGCCGTTGTTTTAGCCTTTACGCTCGGCATAGTGTTGGTGCTGATCGTTGTTGCTATATTCCTAGGCATTCAAGTATCAGAGTTGGCGCGTAACGCGGCGGTTGGAGCGGTTGGTGTAATGGCAGGCGCGTTGGCGGCTTACATGGCAAAGAAATGACACCCGTCGAATTCCCTCCCGGCGTTACAACTTTTGCGTCGAAGAACGCCAAGATTACGAATTGGCGTGAGGCGCACCTTATTAGATGGGACAACGGTTCTACGCTTCGTCCCATCGGCGGGTGGGAACACCTTACCCTTGGGCCGTTCGCCTCGCGTCTCCGAAAGATGCATCGATGGGTAACCAATAATAATATAGTAGTGAATGCGTATCTGTGCGAACAAAATTGTTACGTAGAGATATCAGGCGCTGTAACCGATATTACACCGGTCGGCGGAATGGCCCCGTTGCCACAGAACAATCAAGGATACGGCGACCTTAAGTATAACTCTGCTAAGTACGGAACGCCCCGACCCGGTCCGAGCAAGCAGCTGCTGACCACCCCCGTGTTTTCGATGGACAATTGGGGCGAAGAACTGCGTGTTATGACCAGCATGGATGGGCGCTATCTGGGCTGGAAGCCTTCGACGCCCACGGTACCATTAGCCGCCATTCTTAACGCTCCCATCGGCAATCGAGCGTTCGTGATCACCCCTGAACGGCACGCGATGCTGTTCGCGCTTAACGACTTTGCTAAGTTCGGGTGGTCTAACGCTGGCGACGACACGAACTGGACGCTCGGTACGGATATTCTGAGCCGGTCCAACTTCTACGACGTATCGCCCCGTTCGCCCATCATCACGCAGCAGTTGTTCTCCAACGGCATCGTGATGTTTACTACGACGATGAGCTACCTCATCGAATGGGTGGGGCTCCCTTACGTATATTCGTACCACCCGATCGGCAAGGTGTCCATTCCGTACAGCCCCGCATCGATATGTGAGACGCCGGAAGGCGTCGTGTGGCCATCTTTCGACGGGTGGTGGATTTTCGACGGTACCGCTCCTCGAATTATCCCATGTGATATCTGGGATCGCATTCAAGATACCATCAATGTCACGGCAACGCGTAATCAGGGCGCTTGCGTGCACATCTCCAATAAGGGTGAAGTGTGGTGGTTCTACGTGAGCACCAGTTCGCCGGATGGTCATACGGATCGGTTCGCTGTATGGGACTATCGTAGCAAGATATGGACGATGGGCAAGCTGTCCCGCACTTGCGGTTACGTTTACGCCAACGATCCATTTCCAATTATGTCCGACGGCGTGAACGTATGGCGACACGAAGCCGGGTGGAACTATCCGGGCGCCGAAATGCCGTGGATAGAATCTCAAAACTTGAACGTGACGGGCGGAGAGAATTTCATCACGCTCAACAAGATAATGCCCGATGTGGCGGGCGATATCAACGCCCTCCGCTTTTCGGTGGTCAAAACCAACGCTCGAGCTGGTTACGCCCCCGAGGTATACACGACGAAGCAGAAGAAGCAACCCACCGGTTACGTGGATATTCGCGAGACAGCCCGTGACATGCGGTTACGTATGGACATGGTGGCGAACTCCGATTGGTCCACGGTGGGACCCATTCTCATCGACGCGAAGATGCGGGGTAAGAAATGAGCGTAAAGGTACCCGATTTTAGGGAGCCGGGTCTTTCCGATTTCTTGCGTCGGGTGGAGGCGGATCGTGACAGGGTTGCGAACAGCGTACTTTCGGCGGTATCGGGCAATCACTCCGTGTTGCTCCTATCCCCCGGCAAGAAAACGTACGAGATCAAAGTGAGTGATGCGGGGGCCATCACGGCAACGCTGGTGTCAGGGTGAACATTACTCGCGACGACATGCGGATTAAAGTGGAGCGGGCGCTGGACGCTTTCGGCAACCTGTACACTTTTGACGACATAATGGGCCTTATCAACGAAGGCAAGATGCAGAGCTTCGCGGTGGGTGACACTTGGATCGTAACACAAGTCAACGAATTTCCCCGCCGAAAGGTGGTGGACATAGCCTTGGTAGTAGGGTTTATCGAAGAAGCGACCCATGCGCTCCCCGAAATCTATAACTTCGCCCGAAGCATCGGGGCAAATCGAGTAACTGCAGTCGGCCGCGACGGATGGTGGAAGTTCGCTGAACCGGGTTGGTACCGTGTCGGCGGCTACTTTGCAAAGGATTTGGAAAATGGGCGGTAGCGCTCCTGCTCACACCACTCAAACAACCGAAGTAAAGCTTCCGGCTTGGGTGGACAAGGCTTCGCAAGCCAACTACGGGATGGCGCAAAGAATATCTGCTCGCCCCCTTAAGCAGTGGGGCGGACAGGATGTTGTAGACCCGTCGGCAATGACGAACCAAGGCTACAAGATGATATCCGAGGGGGCTGGTTCGGAGACCCCTTGGTACAGCGACGCCAAGGGTCTTTACGACAAGTCTGCGGGGCCGTTCGATCCTACGCAATACCTCAACCCGTATATTGACAACGTTGAGAGCCGCTCCATCGACAACGCGAACCGGGCTCTTACCGGCCAGTTGTCGGCTGCCGACGACGCCGCGATGAAGGCGGGCGCTTTCGGCGGGTCCGCTGCTGGTGTTCAGAAGGGCATTCTCGCCGCCGAGGGTGCCAGAGGGATAGGCGACCTTTCGGCGGAGCTTCGCAAGTCTGGATACGACACTGCCGTCGCCAACATGTTTACCGATCGCTCCGGAATGCGAGACGCCGCCGCTGGTATTACGAATACGGCCGATGCGAGGGCCAGAACAAGACTTGGCGATGCCAGCGCTCTTCTCGGAGCGGGTTCGCAGGAGCAAAAACAGCGCCAAGCTGAACTCGACGCCAAAAAGTCCCGGTTCTATGAGAAGCGCGACTACCCATTGGAGCAGCTTAACATGCGCCTCTCGGCGTTGGGTATGTCTCCGTACGGCAAGACCGAAAACATGGAGAAGACGTCTACCTCCGAAAAGCAGGGGATGGACTTCGGCACCATTTTCGGCGGGCTGATGCAATTCTTGCCGATGATGATGGGCATATCGGATAAGCGCGCGAAGACCGACATTAAGCGCGTCGGCAAGGCGAAGACCACGGGGTTGCCGCTCTACTCATATCGGTACAAGGGGCAGCGGAAAGATACACCGAAAGTCATCGGTCCGATGGCGCAAGATGTGGAGAAGAAGTATCCCGGCGTCGTACGGGAAGTGGGTGGCCTCAAGACCGTGCCGATGGGTATCCTAACAAGTGGCTAGCACGAGACTCGTCAAGGGCATACTCAATGCCCTCGAAGACAATCTGGGCACAAAGATATTTGGGGCCGAGGGCCGATCGCTTGCGACCAGCGGCGCGAAGCTTGTTGGCAGAACACCCCCTGGAGTTCTTGCGAAGCCACTGAATCCTAACACTGTGCACCCGGATTTGTTGAAAGAAACTGGCGACCCGTTGTGGCGTATGCTTCACGGATCTAATAGAAAATACCCCTTTGATAGGCCGAAAGGCAATTTAGCGGATGAGGGGCTACATTTAACGGGTTCACCGGGTATTGCAGATGTTTACGCGCTTCATCCGTATTTGGACAAACCCATTCAGAGGGTAAAGGGACCGGCGGGGCCTCGGGTTTATCCAATGCTAGTCGATCCGGGCAAGCCTTTTACGGGGTTTGAACGAGATTATGGTCCTTGGGATGATCCCTATCGAGTAGCGATGCGTGCTTACGAAGACTATCAAGACATGGAAGTGCCCCGCGAAATAGATTACATTTTACAACAATTGGCTTTTGATAAGCCGGTTGTTAAAACTCTCCGTGATGCGGGCTATGACTCTATGTTGTATGGACACGACACTCCTTATCGGGATCGTCCTCGATATGCCCCGGCGACAGGTAAGGGGCTGATGTTATTTGATCGCCGTCGCGCCGTTCCGGAATTTTCGGATATTGGACAACAAGCAAAGAAAGCTAGGGGGGTGTTGGGGTTAGATACGGATCGGCCGCCTTTGGACGATAAAGCGATGATGCACCAGCTACTTGCTGGCTACCCAGATATGGACATGGATACGCTAATCAAGTACGCATTACAAGAACCGTCGTCGGAGGAAGCGGCGAGGGGAGGATTTGCCGACCGTATTGCCGATCTTATATTCGAAGAAAGACAAAAGGGCAAATAGTGGCTAGCACTAAGCTCATTAAGGGTATACTCGGGGCACTCGACGAGAAGCTCGGTACCGGCTTGTTTAAAGCCGAGGGCCGATCGCTTGCTGGAAGTGGGGCGAAGCTTGTTGGAAGGTCCCCCGTTCGTGGCATTCTTGCGAAGCCTGCAGAGCCGTTGCCTGAAAGTGTGCACCCAGATTTCTTGAAGCCGGGACCACCGTTGGAAGAAGTGTATCACGGCACGAACAGACGGGCAAATTTTGACCGACCCGGCGCTGGATTTTATGATGATTTTGGGCTGCACTTAACGAGCACCCCGATGGTGTCTGATTTTTATGCATTGAACTACGATACGCCAGATTTAAACTTGCTGAAAGCGGCGGCCACTGATAAGGTACCAAAGTTTAGCTTGGCGGGGCCGCGTGTTTATCCTATGTATGCCGATCCTGGGAATAAGATTCATTTCCCGGCGGACGCCGGAAAATGGGTAGACCCGGAGCAAGTGGCGGATTCCATTGATGAACAGAGGCGGTATTGGTCGAAAACCGATTGGGGGAATTATCTTAACGATCCCATCTATGAAAAAATAATACAAGATATGCGTGGCGGAAAGCCTGTGGGCACAACCTTAACGGATTTGGGTTACCATTCGGTGGGGTATCCACATTACAACCCGATAGACAACACGGATTCGGGACAGGCTTTAATGTTGTTGGACCCGTCGCGAGCCGTACCAAAGTATTCAGAAGTCGGTCAACAAGCTGCAAAAGTAAGAGGGGTGTTGGCCCCGGAAAAAATTGCGTATCCCGACATAACCGCTCAGGATATTGCGGATGTGTTGGGACCAGAGGGCGTTCATGCGTTGCCGCCCGAGGAATTTTTATACGAGCTATGGAACCCGACCCAGCGAAAACTTATGAATGAAATTGACCACATGGAGTTAGAGTACAAGTATGGCCAGCTTCCGCCGAACAAAAAGGCCGCCTTAGCAAAAAATATTCAAAAATTAAAGGATAAGCACGCGGCGATGGCTACTCCTGAAAGTATTCAGGCAGAAAAAATACTGAAAGACAAGGCGGATCAAGCGTGGGCGACGGGAGATTTCCATGTTGATCAGGACATAAACGATAAGGCTCTTGGCCAAACGAAAGCGTATAAAGCTCTACTCAAAAAGCTAACGGAAGAGTAACAAGTGGCTAGTCAGAAGCTCATAAAGGGCATTCTTGGTACGCTGGACGAGAAGCTTGGGACCGGGCTGCTCAAGGCCGAAGGCAAGACGCTTGCTGGAAGTGGCGCTAAGCTTATTGGAAGGTCGCCGGTTAAGGGCGTACTCGCAAAGCCGGTGGCTCCTGAAAGTGTACATCCCGATTTTTCAAAGCCGGGGCCGCCGTTGGAAGAGTTGTACCATGGAACCAACAGGAGGGTAAACTACGATCGGCCCGGTGGTAGTTTGTACGACGAAGGACTACATTTAACCTCGTCACCCAATATAGCCGATTATTACAGCATGAACTATGACACCCCTGACATAAATTTACTTCTAGCGCAGGATCGTGGTAAATTGCCAAAAGGGATGACGCTGGCCGGTCCCCGTACTTATCCGATGTACGCTGATCCGGGCAGGCAGTTGGATTTCCCGGCAGACCCATTAAAATGGAACGATCCCGTACATGTTGCGGACACCTTGGAGTACTTTTCTTCCTTTGATAATCCGGATTTGTTGGACATCTATAACCGTCTTAAAGAGGGGAAGCCAACCCTAGATGCTTTTAAGGATTTTGGATATGACTCAGTTAAATACCCGCACTGGAATCCATATTCAGAAGATCCGTACGATCACGCGGTAATGTTAATGGATCCCTCTCGCGCTGTTCCTAAGTTCTCAGAAGTTGCGCAAGAAGCGGGTAAGTTGCGCGGGGTACTTAGCAATAAGGACTATGTTTCACCGAACGCCGAAAATGTGCCTACCCAATTGGGGCCGGTCGGTACCGAGAAATTAACAGATGATGCGTTCATGCAGGAGATATATCATCCGTCCGTTGAACGAATGCAAAAGAAACTGGAAAACTATCAACGTATTTTGAAGGGGGGAATGTTTATGGATTTCCCGCCGGAATACTACAAGGCAAAGATAGAGCAGGCTAAGAACACCATAAAATTAATGAGAAAAAAATGAACTACATCGAAGACTTCATCCGCAAGGCGGCAGCTGCTCGCGGCATCGATCCGGACATCGCTGTTCAAGTAGCGATGTCGGAGGGCGGGGTTACAGACCCGTTCCAGCGGAGTAACATTAAACGGAAAGACGGCACTTACGAGCCATCTTATGGCGCTTTCCAGCTGAATGTGGAGGGCGGGCTCGGCAAGGAGATGCTGAAGTCCAACTATGACCCCCGAAAAGACTGGAGGGCAGGCATTGAGTTTGCTTTGGACTCCGCTGCTCGCCAACGAAGTTGGGCACCGTTCCATGGCGCGGCGAGAGTTAGGATTCCTTTAGACGCCGGATTTAGTGATGCGACCAAGCCGCTAGGTATCTCACTAAATTCCGCAAGATATGGTGGAACG